TACGCATACGGCGTACTCAGGAGTTGCTGCAAAGCCGACACAGGCCATTGAGTGTCCAAAGGCTTCGATATCAGCGGCGACCACGTTTCCGGCGTCCCGAATCTGGCCCAGAAGTTCTTCAAGCTCATTGTTGTCCGGGTCTGTAATCAGTACCCGCTCCGTCTTCGAGGGTAGCTCTCCGCCTACAAGGGCCTTGAACTTGTGCAAGTCGTGCAGGAGCAAGGGGGCTGCCTTAGGATCTCGGAGCACAGCAGCGGGATGGAGCGTTGGGATAAGAGGAATTCCCTCGTAACCATACAACGACCCACGCCGATTGGTAATTCCTCTAAGATCAGTAAGTGCTTCGAGTGCTGTGTTACCAAGGGCAAGTATCGCGTCGGGTTTAGTTTCAGCGATGAATGCTCGAAGCTCTTCCTGTCCCTCATGCAGCACATCCTTTGGAATGTTCTCGATCTTGTTGTCTGCGGGCCGATAGCCCACGACGTTCGTGATATTGAACTGCCTGCGTGTAAGCCCTACCTTGGACAAGGCTCCGACCAGTAGCTTGCCGGACTTGCCAACGAAGGGCTTGCCTTCCTGTACTTCCTCTTCACCGGGCGCTTCCCCGACAAGGAGCCACCGTGCGCCGGGATTAATCTCCGGCATCACCTTGCTTTTGCTTATCATTGCCATGTGTCTCCAGAAGAAGTAACTCAAGCTCTAACATACTCTCAAGCTCCTTCATGTTACGCAATGAGGGACGCTTGATAACTTCACGGGTACCGAGGAGTGCTCGCCACAGAACGCGGTACATCTTCTGTGCGAAGGGCTCCTCTTCGTCTTGCATCATCATGTCTGAGGACGGCGTAGCCGTCCGAAGCTCCTTTCCCCCGAGGATTGTGGATGGGGGCCGAAGCCCCCTATCGACGCCACAGCACGCCGCCTCTGGAGGGAGGTTACACAGGACCGATCCACGATGCGATGCTGTTCTCTTTGCCCAGCTCGGGATCGGGCTGCCGCGTTTCGCGATCCTTGCGGACAGTCTCCTTCACCTTGGCGAAGCCCTCGACTCCGACGATGGCTGCCGCCACCTGATCGAGCGTGCCTTCAGGAGACAGCTCAAGGCGCTTGAGATCCCGCTTGAACTGCCAGATCTGCTTCTCCTTGAGTGACCACATCCCGAAGATACTCTCTCCAGCGTGTTCGCCGGACTGCACGACGGCACGATAGTTGAAGTAGTCGCCCGGTCGCCCGGTTGCGGGATCAGCATTCTGCGTCTTCTTCGCCGTGCAGTCCACGATCTTCATGTGGTACTCGGCGGCAGGAATTGTCGGAGGACCGTCAGGCAAGTCATCCATGTTGAAGTTGGTCAGGTCAATCGTCATTTGTTACTCTCCCTTACGTGGTGTGTTGATGATGGTAGCGAAATCTGGTGCCACATATTTCTTGAACGTCCCGCTGTCTGCCAGCCGTGACTTGACAATCCTGATGCGCTGGTCTGGCATTACCTGCATTCGGTATGTCGTCTCTGGTTCTCCGCCTTTCGTTGTGACTTGGACATCGGATACCCACACCTCGTCAAAGTAGATTGGCAGCTTCCCCGGCAACTCCTTTCCAAAGATCATGGGTTGATAGACCATACCTCCGAGGACTTCATCCTTCGTGATCTCCAAGTGAGCATTCACGATAACGTGACAGCGTAGCGTTGTCAAGTACCCCATGAGATCCTTGACCTTACGAATAGCTGCGCCCCATTCTGCGATGCCCGGCTGTGCCCCGGCTGAACCCTTTGCGGCCATGATGCTTGTCATGCAAGCGTCGGCGGCACAGGTCAGCGAGTCCAGCGCGAACGTCTCGCAGTCATACTGTGGCCCGTCCTTGCGCCACGCCTGAACTTCCTTCATGAAATCGTCCCATCCACCCTCTCCGCTGAAGTCCTTGGATACCGCAGTCTCGTGCCCCGCGATAGTCGTCAGTCCTCGGTCGAAGTCAGCGATGAACGGCTTCGGCATAGTCCCGATGAACTGTGTCTTTCCCGTCCCCGACTCACCAATGAGGAGGATACGCTTGAACTCAGTCCGTCGGTCCCTGTCCCTCAATCTCTGAAGTTCTGCTGCTGCCATTACAACCTCCCAAGAAGTGCCTCTTCCAAAGCGTCTTTGAACTCAGAATAATCCTCGTCATCCGCTGCTTGATCTTCCTCAGCGGCGACAACCAGCAACTGCACCTCGCTACTTGTGAGTTCACCAATCAGGTCAGCCACCCTGTCAATGAAATCTTCTTCGCTTCCCATCTTAGGTCTCCAAAGGGTTGAAGGTGTATGGTACATACTGCGCCTTGAGAATCTGTTGCACCTCGGGATCAGGCTCTTCGCACAGGTCGAGGAACTCACATGGAGTATTGTAATGATTACAATGATCCGTGTTCTTCGGCCAGTATCCACTCTCCTTCACGAAGGAGCGCAGTCGGCTGGCTGCCGCAAAGTCCTTGATCGCTTCCTCGATAGACCGCTCATCGAATCGAAAGAACTGGCGATGGAAACGATTCCCGTAGTGCTCGTCTTCATCCTTGCTCTTTGCCACCCCCTTTGTACAATGGTAGAGATCCACAAACAGACCCGCAAGTGTTGGTTCCCTTTCCCGCATCGCTGCGAAATAGAGCTTGAACTGGTTACTCACACGATAGAACGTCACCCATGAGGTCGTCAGTCGCGAGGAGGTCTTCGCATCCCCTGACCACAGCTCGATCCCTGTACCCTCTCCCGCATCTGTCTCTACCAATATGTCTGACTTGCCTTCGTAGGGCCAGCCATCGAACGTCGTTTGCAGCGGGACCTCCGCGAGCCGCACGTTCCACGGAGTATTACGGTACACCTCGCACCACTTGTGGTATCCACGGACAAGCTTCTCCCGTGTGCGCCAATCATTCGGCGGATCAATCCAGCCCATCTCGTCAAGTACAACAATAGGGTTGGGCTTCCCTAAGTTGTGCCACTCCATGATCTTATGCCACGCAGTCCCAAATCGAAGGGCGATAGCGTCACCCGCAGGAGCGAGCTTCTCCTCGTGTCGGTGGAAGTCCTTGCGCCAGCACCCAAGTCCGGTGCTCATTGTGCTGTAGTCCATACTTTACTCCTTACCAAAGCGGCGGAAACTGCAAGCCTAACTGAGCGTATAGATCAGCGTAAGTGTAAGTCTGTCCTTCTCCTTTACGCCGCCTCGTGGGATTGCGCTGATCCTTAATCTTCTTGCGGGCGCAGAGCCCCTTGAACTCCTTGAGTTCTTTTTCGAGTGCCTCGATTCGATTTCTGAGTAGAGTATCCTGTTCCTTGCACCACTTCTGCTCAATTTCGAGACGCTCCACACAGTATTTCTTTATCCCAAACATACCATCTCCTTGCTGGTGGTGGGCCACCGGGACGACAAATATAGCCAACCCGGCGGCGGCTGTCAAGCCCCTTCAATCTGAACAGTCTCCATGCGGGTACACCGTGCCGCAGTTGGGGCATGGATTCTTCACACCACACGCCTTGATCGGTATGGGATGCCCACACTTGCGACAGTCCTCCATCAGTGAATGATCTCGGGCGGCGGTGTCTCCTCATGCACTTCCACCGCGTAGCCCATGTCCTGCAACTGGAGCTGCAACGCGATGTGGATATCCATGAACCGCTCGATAGTCTCCCGCACAATCATGATGTCGCGACAGAGCGTGTCGGGACCGATGGCGGTAATCTTCGCATGCACTGTATCCAAGTCCTCGTCCGCAAAGTCACGGAAGTACACTGAGGCAATCTCCAGCGCCTCTGTCGCAGGCATAAAGATATTTTGGGTACCAAGTACAGCGTCTTCCGTTGATGGTATCTTGCCGTTGTTGTCGCTCATAGTGTGAATGCCTTTCTTTCTCCAATGTTGTGTAGTCCTTCAAGGATATCCTGCTTACGCATCAGTGCGGTGAGCATCAGTTCCTCGACGGGATGCCCACTCATAAGCGTGATTACTTCTGTCGGCTTCGTCTGTCCCAGCCGGTGTACACGAGCCTTCGCCTGCTCTAATGCAGAGGGTGTCCACGGAAGATCCAGAATCAGGACTGTCTCTGCCACCTGAAGATTGAGTCCGCGCTCTCCTACTGCATAGGTTGTGAGCATCCCCACACACTTCGGGTCCTTGTTGAAGAGACCGATGTTGGTCTGCCGCATCTCATAGTCTTCATCGCCCGTGACCTTCACGACGTAGTGCCCACCATGAGCCTGCTTACTAAAGTCCTCCTCGATCAAACGAAGGGGACCCTTGAACTCGGAGAAGGTAACCACCTTACTCCCTTGCGCGGTGCGATCTACGAGCCAGTCCAGCGCATATGGTACCTTGACCAACGAGGCATTCACCCGCAAGTTCTGCAAGTGCGTGAAGCCCTCCCCTGACTTGAGTGAGACTCCCCGTTGAATATCATCATGCAGGAGTTGTGCTCGCTCACTCAGCTCGTCCATTGCTAACTGATTCTGTGGTACCGTGATCGTCCGCTCAAACATCTCGGGTAGATCGAGGATGTCCTTGATCTCACGCCGCAGAGAGAAGGCTGTCATGTCATTCGCCAGCTCATCTATGAAGGTCGCGCCAGAAAAGTCCCATCCATAGGGTGTCCGAAAGGAGCCGGTGTATCGCTCGGCCCACTTCCAGAACTCTCCGCGCTCCCTTTGTCGGAGCATGAGGTACATTGTCCAGAGTTCGATGGGTCTATTGACCATCGCGTTGCCATCAAGGCACAGCACCTTACTCCCACCAGCCGCAAGAGAGATAGCGGCTTGTGTCCTACGGGCTTTCTGGTTTTTGAACATACTCGATTCGTCATAGATCACCGTGTAGTTATGATGTGTCGGCGCGACACGGTAGAGCTTCTCTGGGTGGATTAGGAACCATCCATTCTTCGGCAGCAAAATCTTGTGTCCTGTCGCGTCCGTTGGTAAAAGATACTCGGGTTCGCACCTTACTCCCATGCGCCGGATCTCCTCCTCCCATTGCGGAAGCAGCACTTGCTTCGCGCAGATCAGGACGCACGGATCGTCATAGGCCCACGCAATCGCGTGTAGCGTCTTGCCTGTGCCTACCTCGTCGTTCAATAGCGCGTGTGTCCTGTGGCGGAGCCACCATAGCCCCACGCATTGATGCGGAAGGAGCGTGCGTTCACCAAAGACACGTTGCCCCTCGTCCTCTACGACTAGAGGCCGCTGTAACGTGTCGAGATAGGCGTTCGTCAGGTCCGCGAATCGAGGGTGGACCTCGAACGCCATTGTTCCTAACTGCATGACAGTACGCAATGAGGCGGGAAGTGACCACGCTTGGCGCTTCCTGTCATAGCGTGCGCCCTCAATATACTTGAGTGTATCAGACGCGGTAATGTCGTTTGACGGGAGCGCCAAGATAAAGCGCCCCTCGTCATAGCGGTATTGTCTCATGTCCAGTTATCCAATCCCCAAAGAAATTCCTCTACGTCCTTGCGCTTCTCGAATACAATCGCTGTCCTCGCCGCGAACATGGGCGAGGTGAAGTCGGGCTTGCGAATCAGCGCATAGCGCCTCCGGGTTGGCGAGAATCGCAGGGGCATGAGTACATAGTCGTGCTTCTCTGCCTGTTTAGTGAGCGTCATGGGTACTATCCTTCACGACAAGCACCGTTTCACTTAGGCGCACTTGGAACGGGCGATTGGGTACGGGCTCATAGATATTGAGGACTCGTACTAGCCGCTCGCTCGGGAGACACGAGATAGCATTATACGTTTGGTAACACGTTACGTCACCATGCTTTACGACTACCATTTTATCATGGTGCTCGTACATACCAAAAGAATA